ATTATGAAATCACTTGAATTATCCATTGTTAATAAAAGACTATCAGCTTGGTTACCAATAGTGTTGGATTGGCAACGTATGCAACGCAACAATTTAAAATTTTACAATAACTTAGATTATCTAGTAGAATGTATAGTCAAAGGATGGTATTATCCACTCAACGATCTCACACTAGATCAAGAAGCCATTATACAACATTGTTTAATTTATCGGCATAATCTCAATCTCATGACATGGAACTTAGAAAAGTTTCCCAACAATACCATCGAGCTGCATAACCTATTAGAAAAAAATATACATGCAGTGGACAACATATACTAACCATTTGATAAGATGTTCTGCGAACATCTGTTGTTTTCGCTATCGCTCAACAACTTTTTTTATTTGCCGATATTAAGTAGTTGTAAGTATCTCATCTAGACTCAACGGCCACACTTAACCCGCACAGGGTTAAGAAATGGCGACCTCATCTGAGCTCTTACTGCCACACTAGCGTTAGAACTATCAGATATCAACTTGATATCCTGCACAGGCGGTTGTCCGGTACCTGCTCGTTCCGTCTTAATATACAACGGTAGTCTGTAACACACACGCAGTCGTGCGCACAAACTCGGGGTTTTTCTCCCCTCTTTTTGCCTTTTTGTCATCTTCAAACAATCAAATCGCAGGTCTTACTAAGCGATCGTCGTCCTGTTAAGGATAGTGATTGAGTGCTTCTTGCAGCGAGAAGACTTCCATCCCTGAGACTCTCGTCCAGGTTTAGGGCACCCGAAGTTAACTGGTGCTGGTCGTTACTGCCGATCGTTGCCTATAAAGTTGGTGGTACTGCTGATTTAAATTTTATTTTTTATGTGTGATCCATGTACACGCACCTGAATGTGACCATTGTAGTAGTCATCTGATTCAAGTACACGCCTGCTGAATTGTTCGCGGGCTTCTATGTACGAGCATTCGGATTTTGATTTACAGTAGTATAATATTTCGCGTCGGAAATTGTCTGTGCCTTGCTGATTGATATCTTCTGTGAGATTGGGGGAGCTGCCGTAGTATTGTTGCCAGTCTGAGTTGATTTTACTTCGAATTTTCTTGCGTTTTTTAGTGCCATTCTTTAATTTTACTACTTTATAGGTGGTCTTTGCAAACTTTGCGAGTTTTTTTCCTATGTACATACGACCAGTTGCTATATTTGTAATTTGATAAACAAACCCTATACAGTCTTCTGGTAATTCTTCAACAGGAATTCCTTGATAATACCATGTCATGTCTATAGTTATGATTATAGCACAACTATGTCTAAAATTTACACTAACTTAATTGAATTTCTTTTTGCCATTGTGATTTAAAATTTGTTTTATTATAACTAGTAGAACATACATTTTTACAAACAGGATTTGGGTTATTTGTATTCCAACTTGCCTGAACTTCTTCAAAATTGGTTACAAAATTACTCTGTCTGCTACCTAACCAGCAACAAGGACTAACGCGACCTTGTGCGTCAATATAAAGGCTTTGTTCTTCCAAAGCATGACATTGTATAGGACCGGTACGTTCTCCAGTTTTTATCCATCCTATTGGAAACTCTAATTGATTAACAAATGGACGTTTGCTGACCTTGGCACGGAACCATTTAAAGCCCATACTTTGTGCTAACTGTTCTGCTTCAGCAACTTGATGTTGATTATGTCGATATACCAACATGTCCCAGTGAGCTTGTCCTCCAGCGTCGATAAACGCAGCAGCGTTTTCAATTAATTTAGACCAGTTGCAATTGACCCGATAGATGTGATTGGTATCCTCCAACCCATCAATGCTAAACACCACATAATCCTGTGGTTGATTCAGTATAACAGCAAGTTCCTGCCACCATGCGGTGTTTTGCAATGCTCCATTCGTATTCATACCCAGTACAATTTTGGGATTGATAGATCTGAACCAACGATAAATTTCTAACGTTTGACGACCAGCAGCTGGATCTCCGTATGATCCGCACATGAACATTTTATCCATTTTTGCTATATCGTTGGGTGAAAAATGTTGCAATATTTGATCAATAGTTAAATGATGTCGTTGGAATTTGTCAAACTCAGGATCAGTTTCGCGAGAACATAGTGAGCAAGCAACCTGGCACACATCAGTTGGTTCAAGGTGTAATACTTTTATATTACGCAATATCTACATCCGTATTATAACTAGTAAATCCATTTTCCTTAACTACACGCAAGATGTTTTCAACACGTCCAGCTAGTTCGTCTCTGTGGCTAACCAACCAGATACTCTTATGACGCTCTCTACTCATCTGTTTCAACAAGGCCAAGCTGTTCTCTACTCCTTGTGTATCCAGCCCTGAGTCGATCATTTCGTCAATGAACAGCACATTGATGGGTTGGTACAGGCTTTCGAATACATCGCGGAAGGCCCAGCTCATACTTAGTATCAGTCTGTTGCGTTCTCCACGCGACAAGTTATCAAAGTCTAGTTCGCGGCCTAGTTCTTCGATGCTGACAGTGAGATCGTTTTGAAATACCACTGTGTGTGGCAAACCAATACGATCCAGATAGTGTGTGAGTCTAGCATTAAGATAGCTAAGATTCTGCTCAATGATCTTCTTCCTTATAAAGCTATCCTTGCTGGTCAGCAACTTGAGCAAGAAGTCTTGATGATCCTGTAAACGAGTCATCTCGTTCATGGCATCGTACGTGACTTCTTGCAAGGCTTGATTTTGCATTTCCACGATTTGCTCACCGTAGGGATCTGTTTCTGCCGACCGTGTGGCTAATTCTTTTTGTAGGGCTTCCAAGCTGTTGCGATGATTGAGTGCATCCTCAAGAGTATCGTAAAACACAATTGGTTGACCACCAACTTCTCCTAAATCCTCTAGTTCGTTTTCTAATTCAACGATAGCAACACCAGCTAGATCTACTTCGACACAAGCTGTGTCTAACTCGTTACGCTTGGCAGCAACAACAGCTTCGTGATTGTCGTCATGAAGATCTTGACCGCAAGCATGACACTTGTGTTCTATCAATTTGGCCAGTTCGTCTGCTATTTTATCAGCGGTTCGGCGTTCGCGATCCAGATCCAGTTGAGCTCGGGTCCGGGTCTTTTGTACATCAGCACGTTCTTTAACAAGATTGTTGTACTCAGTTAAGGCTTTGTGAGCAGCCAGTTCTGCTTCAATGTTGATGTGCTCAAGGCTACCAATAGCTGATTCCAGTTTGGCAACATCTTCGGTTTGTTTATTGCTCCACATTCGTTGTCGCTTTCGCAGGCTTTCTATTTGTTCTTCGATGCGTTTGTTGGCTTCTTGCACTGCACGAATACGAAATTCTTCTTGCTGTATGCCTTCTTTGGTTGCTTTGTTGAGTTCTTTTATTCGATCAGCACGTTCACTCAGCACAGTAATGCCCAGTAACTGTTCAATGATAGTGCGTTGATCGTTAGCTCTCAAACTCAAGAACGGTTCGGTGTAAGTGTTCAAGGCCAAGATGTGTTTGAACATGTCGTGACTTAGTCCCAAAGTACGTTCAACAGCATCCTGTGTTTCACGACTGTCGCCTTGTGCATCGTCTGCAATTTCTTGTTCACGATCGTTGACATAGAACCTTAACACATTGGGCTTGCGTCCTCGTTCAATGCGGTACTGTTGCCCGGCCACTGCAAAATCCAAACTGACCAGCATGTTCTTGCCGTTGGTCTTGTTTACCAGATTGTCTTTGCGTATATTGCTAAGTGCGTTACCGTATAAGGCATAGCTGAGTGCGTTGATGATTGTGGTCTTGCCTGTGCCATTGCGACTGCCGTCACCGCCTAGGTCCAGATTTTCGCCTAACACCAGGGTTAGATCACGGCGATCAAAGTCAACACCCTGCGTGGCATTACCTACACTCATAAAATTTCTTACAGTGAGATTCTTAATTTGTATCATTTAACTGTTTGATTTCCAATTTTTGTAAATTTTTTAAAGTTAAAAAATTATTATCTAATATTGATTTTTTTGACTGCACTATACTGCGTATCTCATCTAATGGTTTGGTGATAAAATCAGTTATAGTGTGTTCCAATGCATGCCATCGTTTAACAGGATCTATAATCAAGTCATACGATTCGTCAATTACATCCGAAAAGGTTTCAAATCCTTTGCTATGCAACAATGCCAGAGTCCCGGGAGAACCAATTATAATAAACAATCTTTTACAAGCAATAGGTCTGATAGTCTTTTCTGAAACAAATGGGTATGGATAATTGTATACTGATTCTGTCACTAAGTCTACAGCAATTTTTTTATAAAATTCTTCTTGACATGCTCCCCAAACTCCTCTTCTCATAGGTTGAGAAATCAACTCGTGATGTGTCTTGTGCAAGATGGGATTGCATTTAATAGTATTGTCAATCCAATTCTCGTTATTTCTACTGAAAGGTTTAGTAGTGAGATAAGTCATTTTAATATTTTACTGCAATGCGATCTAGCAATTTGTTATTGTCAATATAATGATACAATGCATTTCTGTGTACTCTGTTTCCACCCATTATACCGACTCCAGGCATAATAATCTTATCTGTATCAACTTCGATATCTTGATAGTAATTGGTATAATGGTAAGTGCTGATAAATGTTTCAATGATAGTCGGGCAATCGTTTGGATCAGTAATTAATTTTTCAACTTCTTTCCCTATGCCAAAGTGATTGGTAATTAATAACATGGTAAACAACGGAAGATCGACTTTTCTAAATGCAGTAAAAAGATTATACAAAGTAATACCGTATGGAAAATCAGGCAGATAATAATCTGTATCGAAGTGCTCGATCACAATGCGATCGTCAAAAGGATGATATTCTTTCTTTAGTTTCAGCAACATTGCTTCGATATGATCAAAATTTGAATCGTGCCTGACTAGATGTATTCCACCTAGTACATTATATTTTGTAGTTAAAAAATTTCTGTAATCTTCAGTTATTTCTGACATGTGTATTATAGATTCTGATATATTTTTAAAAGTAGCTTGGGATCATAAAACTCACTTTCGATGGCAGTGATTTGATCTGTCACAATCTGGTCTACACTTTCAAACTTGATCTCACCTGGGGCCATGTCAGTGTCCACAGCAGAGTTCTTGTTGGGTATCAAGGCCATTTCTCTCAAATTATAATCTTTGATATATGTTTCTTTAATAAAGTTGGCTTCTTCGTAGCTGATTTCAATATCTAGCTGAACACGCACATGCATTCCGGGGCTGAGTAAATCTCTGGCATTGTCAATTACTTGACTCAGTCCATATACTCTGTAGCGAGGTTGATCAGGCCAGGCATGATATTCTGGTTCTGATCCCCATTCTAAAATCATCATACCACGTGCATCATCGCCGGCGTCAGCAAAGTTGTGCGGAAAGCAGTTGCCAATATAGTTGATGTTGCGTTTGTGTTGTCGCAAATGAAAATGTCCCGAGAACACTCGATCAAAGCCGCCGAAGTTATCAACCTTAAGCTCACCGTGATCTGGCATTTCTACCATGGCATTCATTTTGAAGTGCGGAAGTTCAAAGTGCCCAAACATGTACTTGGCCGTCATCTTTTGAATACGCTTGTAGTCGTCGCCTACCAGCCAAGGAGCAATGATCACATCTCCGGATTGAAACCAATCATTACAAATGTGTATGTTAGGCAAGTGTTGTGCCCACTCAACACCGTGGATGTCACGCCGGTCTCTATAGTAGAGGTCGTGATTGCCAGGAATGAAGTAAAATTGATCAAATGCAGCTGACAACTTTTCCAAAGCACGTAGGCTAAACTGCAAGGTCTGTAGGTTAATACTGGCACGATGATTGTGCCAGTCACCCAGGAACATGCCAGTTTCACAGCCGTTTTGTTTGGCAGTGGCAATGAACCAATCTACAAAAGCCTCGCAGTCGCGATTGTGCACCAGGCTGTTGCTTTTAAGACCCCAGTGTATATCGGTACAAACTGCTGCTTTTTGAAACAAGTTACTCATAACTTCCTTATTGTTAGATCACAAGAATACTTACAAGTATACACAGCTACTAAAACAAAGTCAAACTATTTGGCTTCTTCTTCTGACAAGTTGTATTCCGCAGGATCAATTACAGTAACTTCGCCTGGTTTCTGATAAGCCTTACCTGAATTCTGACGAGTCCAGGAAGGGTTGAGTCCGTTCATCTCCAAGATGTCATCTCTAATGTTCTGCATTTTCTTTTCGATGTTTAGAATACGAGTGAAACTATTAGTGATGGCTGCGGTATAGTAAGCAAATGGGTTTTGACTTTTTGATTCGTCGAACTGTAAGCCAATCTGGCTCAACTGTAGTAAGGCTTGCCCACGCATTTCTTCGTTGTAGGTATAGCCACGCCAGTTTGAGCGTGTGGCATAGCGTTCGCACAACTTCAAGAACATGCGAGCCAACTCTGCGGTCATGTCACCGTGATCTCTTGAGTATTCGCCTGTGATCAAATCACCTTTCCAGTGGCTTTTGCCCACCAGATACGGTTCCTTTTCTTCTGTGATTCTGTAGTGATAAAAGGGAGGAAAGTTTACACGAACATGTGTGGGATTTAATACTACTTCATCTACTATATCGGCCAATGGATCTTCTATGGGTTCTTCCAGTTCCAAAATATCCTGTAGTTTTTTCTTTTTTGTTACAGTCTTAGGTACTTTTTTAGGTGCTATGGGTATGTGTTCCCAGCAGGTAATCCTAAACACCAAGTCTGTATTGGGTATTTTCTTTTCGTTGTGAACAATACCTGTTTCTCTTTTGAGTCGATCTGCACGATTACGCCTGGCCTCGGCTACTGTACGCTGATTGATTTTATCCAACGACGGCAGAATAATATCATACTGATGATCAGTTTTGGGATCTCGATATGTGCAGTATGTGTTCTTGCTTAGATGTATTTGCTTTAATAAATCTCTGTTGTTGAGATAATTGACCCTACCAGGTGCTTTTACGGGCAGGGGTTTTGGTGCGGCTGGAGCAGCTTCAGACAATGTCGATCTCCTAATAGATTACTTATTATAACACAATGTTGCAAAAAAGCAACATTCTTTTTATATAATGTTAGCCGTTTTTGTCTACAATAAATAACACATAGGATAACAACACTTATGGCCACCTCAGCACCTGCACCGCAAAACAATCCGCCGGATCCACAGATCATTGGCCAACCAGTTACGGTGATATTATTAGACCGAAGAATATTTGGTCAGCGTGATCCTGCGGGTTTTCAAGCATTTAGAGATTATGAAATAGACGCTCGACGAGCACTCAGAGGCAAATATCGTGCAGAAGAAGCAGCCAGACTGGGATTGCGGCCCAACGACTTTCTTGGGACCGAGCTTGAACAAGCTATTGACCGTGTAGCAACACAACAAGCAGAAACTGCAGCTCGACGAAGATTTGCACCGCAAATTATAGCTGCTGGTGCTGGTACATCAGAAGTAGCATCAGAACCACTATTGCCACAACAACCACAACCGCCAATATCACCAACCAATACTACTCCGGTTAATCCAGCGGTCGATCCACAGGTACCTGCTGCTGCTACACCAGCTACTACACCTGCAGTGACAACGCCTGCGGCAGTTGCTGTTGATCCGCCTGATATTACCGGCGACGAAAGTGCATTTGTTCCTACCCCGCCTACCCCTGCACCTGCACCAGTGCCCACAACTCCAGCAGCACCTGCTGCACCAAGGGTTCCGGCAGTGACAGAACCATTTCCTTTACCAAATGATGTTGATCCCAATTTTATCACACAACCAGCAGTGGCCACAATTCCGTCGCCCGGGCAAGCTGATCAGGACTTGGCTAATCAGACATTTGCCAATAGAGAAAATGCCAAGCTACAGGCCACAATACAGGCACAACGCAAGCAGGCCAACGATGGCGACTGGCGTGTAAAACTGCGGCTGGCTGCTGGTGCCAACTATCTATACAAGGCCTCAGAGCCGGGTATTTTAGAACCCTTGTCGGTGTCTGATGGTGTAGTGTTTCCGTATACTCCAAAAATCAACACCACTTATTCAGCCACATATTCGCCCACAGATCTCACACACAGCAACTATCGCGGATATTTTTATCAAAGTAGTCAGGTGGGTGAAGTCAAGATCAGTGCGGTATTCACAGCACAAGATACATTTGAAGCCAACTATCTCTTGGCAGTGATACACTTTTTCCGCTCAGTGACCAAGATGTTTTACGGCCAGGATCAGCAGTATCGCGGTGCTCCACCGCCCTTGGTATTTCTGCAAGGCTTGGGCGAGTATCAATACAATCTGCATCCTTGTGTGGTATCACAATTTGATTATGTACTACCAGATGATGTGGATTATATCCGTGCCAGAAGCGTCAGTGTCAACGGTACTAATCTTCTGCAGAAACGAGATCGTCAAACTGTATCAAACGGATCTGATTCTACTTCGGCTGGCAGACTGCAAGGTGCCGGGTTGAGTGCTGGAGGAATCTTTATTCCTCCCCCGCCGCCTACCTTGGGCATCGACAAACCCACTTATGTGCCAACCAAGATGGAAATGTCCATAACACTGTTGCCCATGCAGACACGAGCACAGGTCAGTCAAGAATTCAGTCTGGCCAAGTATGCCAATGGTAATTTAGTTAAAGGAGGATTCTGGTAATGGCTGAATACGGCACCACCAGTCCGTATCAATTAACGGGCTATACACAATTTTATTTAGACACCATGGTGGATCGTCCCATCCCCAGACTGGCCGACGATCAATATTTTGCTATTACTCAAACATATCAATACAGACCAGATCTCTTGGCCTTTGACTTGTATGGGCAGCCGGGCCTATGGTGGGTGTTCTATCAACGCAATCCCAATACCTTGACAGCACCACCCTGGGACTTTGAAGCCGGTGTTGAGATTTACGTTCCCAAAGTGTCTACATTACAATCAGTGTTGGGGTTCTAATAAATGGCCGTTACAATCAATGGCGTGGTCATTACCAATCCAACGGACATAGCAGATTATACAAAGGCTGCGTTTGCCGAAGCCGAGGCTCGAGGATTCTTGTTTGATGCAAAACTCAAGCGTGATCCTGGTGAAATAGCTGCTGCCCAAGCTCTGTTAAATCAACGCAGAGCTGCTACTCAATCTGCTGCAACCATTGCAGTGAATAACGCCAGAGCTGAATCTGCACCTCCTACCAGTTCAGGACAAACCACAGCAGAGGCACAACGTGCTCGTGATGATGGTGCCAATCGGCAGGCACCTCAGGGTGCACCACTGACCGCCGGTGCCAATGGACGAGTGCAACCTGCTGCTGCCACAACAACTCCCACAAATGCCAGACCTGCAACAACAACTCCCACTGCCGGAACCAATGCACCTACTCGTCCCAGTTCAGCCACGCAGGCAGTACCAGCACCCACTGCTACACCAAACGCAGGTCAGATACCCGGAAACTATCCGGGTACCATAGCAAATTTACCACCACCTGGACCTCAAGCAACCAGTACACGCACCCCGGGTGTGGCTGCTGGCATCGATGATACCAGCAACAATGCAGTACTACAACGATTACAGACCATATTCAGCGGTGCTGCTGCCAAAATACCTACTCAGCCCAATGCACTCAGTAGATATTCATCCTACACCTACAACATAGGTCTTTACATATTAAAACCTGAACAGTACAACACCTACATTACCAGTAAACGTATAACAATACCAAATGGTCAACTGTTGATGGCATCAGGAGGTGCACCGCTTTCGGCCAATTCACAGCCACCAACTAACAATAACATGCAGACTGGATCTGCTGCCAATCGACCTGGAGTTGATCTTGCTGCCGGTAGATCACAGTATTTTCCCTTGGACTTTTATATAGATGATGTAAAATTATCCGGCATTATCAACGGCAAAGGTTCCAGATCTGCACACAACATTTACAACATAAATTTTAAAATTACAGAACCCAATGGCATCAGCCTTTTGGACAATCTCTACAAGGCCACTGAAGAAATCATGGGAGAAGCTCCCAACTATGCTGCACAGATATTTCTTATGGTTATAAATTTCTGGGGCTATGACGAAAACGGAACATTGACTCCGGCTATGGGTATAGATCCCGACGATCCTGCTAAAACCACAATACCTATTGTAAAATACATACCATTTGTTTTTCAAAATATCAAGTTTCGCGTTTCTAACAAGTTGACAGAATACACCTGTGAGGCCATTGCTGTACAAAATTCCAAAGCCACTGGTCAAGCCTTGGGCACTATACCTTACAACGTTGAGCTCACAGCTGAAACCATGACTGACATATTCAATGGTGCATCGGCTATCACAACAACTTTTAATCCAGCCGCCGGGCGTCAACCCACTGCTGTACCTAATGCTGGTGCAGCAGCACCTGCAGGTGCACCACCCAAGGCTGGTGCAGCACCCAAAGAAACAATTACATCTGGCATTATTCAGGCCATGAATGACTTCGAGGAACTGCAGATTGAAAAAGGCATATTTGAACATGCCAACCAATACGAAGTAATTTTCACTGACAGCATCTTGGCAGATGCCAAACTGGTTCCACCTGGTCCCACTGATAAAACTTCCACACCAATGGGGCCTACCAATGCCACACCTGGCCAACAGTTAAATCCGGCTGCAGGGTCAGTTAACAACTCGGCCAAAAATAATAGTGCAACTGCAGGTACTACCTTGATCCAATTCATGGACAAGACACTGAGTGCCAGCTCCTATATAATTGATCAACAGAACGCCATCATTGATGTCAATGGTGATCGTATACCACAAAAAACCACAGCCAGTATTATGGGTTGGTATCGTATCGGGCTGCAGGCTGTGCCCATTGCTTATGATCCAAAACGTAGAGACTATGCTTACAAGATAACATATCAGGTCAGTCCGTATCTGGTGAATGATATCAAAAATCCTTATTTTCCGCAAGGCAGATTCCGGGGAGTGCAAAAGAGCTACAAGTACTGGTTCACAGGCGAAAACACCGAAGTGTTAGATTACAATGCAGACTTCAATTTTATCTATTACACAGTGGTCAACAGCAAGCAAGAAGCATCAGAAACTTCTGATTACAGATACGCTGAGTATGTGAGACGAAGATTTCAAACCAAGAGCAATGAAAGCATACAGTCTGGCACTTCTGAAGATGTAACTGAACCTGCTGCACAAGCCAAAGATAACTTGTACAGTCCTGGAGACCTCAATCGAGCACACCTGACTATATTGGGTGACCCTGCGTGGATACAACAAGGAGAACTGGGCACAGGAGTATTGGGTCCAGGATTCAACTACAATCCTTATCTGCCAGATGGAACCATCAACGTTGAAGCCGAAGAAGTCTTGTTTGAAATTGCCTGGAACAAGCCAGTAGATTACAATCTTGCAACAGGACTAATGGAACCTGGGCAACGCATATACGGTGCCAATGACTTGGTCAATAATTCTGCCAGCAAACAAACTACTCAAAGTTATATCTACAAAGCTGTCACTGTCAATAGTATGTTTAGCAAAGGCAAATTTACTCAAGAATTGGAAGGAGTTCGTGTGTTGTTCCCAACAAATTCTCAAGGTATTGTGAAGAAAAATGACAAAGGTGCAGAGGTACCTACTTCTCCTGGACAGGCAGATTCAGACTTGGCCGAACAGCAGTTGCGAGCTCAAAATTCTGCCACGGCTGCAACTTCTCGCACAGCAGTAGCTGCCAACTATCCGGGTGCCATAGCCAATCCCAATGTGATAGCTACTCCGCCAACACCGACAGCGAGACCAAGTCCTGCTGCCATCACAAATAGATCAGCAGCACCGCCAACCAATCCTGGCCGTATAGCACCTGCTCCGGCTGCAAGACCGCCCACCAGCGGTGGAACTCCGGTGGGTCCTGCCAATCCTGTCACACCTACTGATACCGCAACAGGTGGCACTCAAGTTACTGAAAACACACAGCTAACATTCAGTGCAGCAACCTTCCGTGAACGAGATCCTGCCAGTTTTGCAAAGTTTGAAGAGTATAGACAGCAACAATTTAATTTGATTTTTCAGTCTGAAAAATCTCGATTGGGAGTTCTGGCGGTAAAAAATAATCCTTACTTAAATGATGATCCGGCAACTCTTTTAAGACTTGTTACTGGATCAGCTCAAATAACAGCAACTCTTGAAGCAGATAAGGCAGCTATTACACTATTTGATCCGCAAATTAAAGCAGCAGGTGCCGGCGGCATCACAACCTCAACTACGCCTGCTGACACAACTCCTGTAAATACAGCAGCAGGACAAACCATGAATAGGCAACCATAATGGCAGAAGACATACAACGGAGTCGCGGACGGGGACAAGGCTACAAGTTCGATCGTGGCGGCACCAACACGGAATTTGGACCATTCATCGGCCGAGTCAAAAACAACGTTGATTCCACAAGATTGGGCCGCCTACAAGTTTATATTGAACAGTACGGCGGTAGCGATCCCGAAGATGAAAGCTTATGGCGTACAGTGAGTTATGTGCCGCCTTTTTACGGCACAGTGTCGCAGTCAGGCACAGACGACGGCACCGGTACCTACATTGGAAACCCGCAAAGCTACGGCATGTGGTTTACACCGCCAGATATCAACACACAGGTAATCTGTTTCTTTGTGGAAGGCGATCCAGACCAAGGCTATTACATTGGCTGTGTGCCCGAGCCAGGCATCAGTCACATGATTCCAGCTGTTGGTGCCAGCAAGAAATTTGATTTACAAAATTCAGAACAAAAGAACTACTTCAGTAAGGCCACGCAATTGCCTGTTACTGAAATCAACGACGAAAACGAAGAAATAAGTGAAGCACCCAGATACTACGATCAAGCAAAACCAGTACACAGTGTAGTAGCCGGAATTATGCTGCAGCAGGGGCTCATTAACGACACCCAGCGTGGTCCTATAACCAGCAACAGTCAACGCGAAAGCCCCAGCAGAGTGTACGGAATCAGCACCCCAGGTCGTCCTGTGTATCAAGGTGGTGCCAGCGAAAAAGACATCAAACAAAAAATACAGGAAGGTGCCAAGTCAGAAGACTTCAAAGTCACTGGCCGACGTGGCGGCCACAGCATAGTAATGGATGACGGTGATCTTGAAGGCAAAGACAATCTTGTGCGTATTCGCACCAGCAAAGGTCATCAGATTACCATGAGTGATGACGGAGAATTTTTCTTCATTATACATGCCAATGGACAGACCTGGGTTGAACTTGGCAGCGAAGGCACCATTGACATGTTCAGCACCAACAGTGTCAATGTGCGTTCGCAGGGCGAAATCAACTTGCATGCAGACAAAAACATCAACATGTTTGCCGGCGAAAGCATCAACATCAAAAGTAAAAATGTACGTATTACCAGCAGTGAAAAAATAGACCTGGCAGCCACAACCAAACTCACAATGGGCAGTAAAGGAGACTTGGGCATTGTGAGCGACGGTGCACTTACTCTTAAGAGCACCAGTGTAGGCGGATGGGACGGCGGCCAAGCCTTGTCGTTCCGAGCTGGAAAGATAGATCTCAATGGCGGCACTGGCCCAGGTGCAGTGGCATCACCTGCAGAAATAGCTGATGTGGAATTGGCTGACACCAAATTTGTAGAAGGAACAGGATGGGAAGTGCAAGAAAAAACACTGACTACTATTGTTTCCAGAGCACCCACACATGAACCTTACCCGTACCACAACAAAGGGGTTGATGTCAAAGTTTCCTTGTCGGAAGGCAGCGGCTCAGGTACAACAACTACTGCCGCCACTACCGGAACCACAGCAGCAGCTGGAACCACACCCACAACTGCCACAAACACCGTTGCAAACTCACCACCATCCGCAGTTCCGGCAGCACCACCTTCGGCCGCAGCAGTGGCAAAGTTAAATAACTTGCCAGTCACACAGCCAGTTAACGTAGCTCAAATATTAAAGCAATCGCCAGCGACCAGTGCCATTGGAGCATTAAAGATTCCTCAGGTCACCAGCCTGATGTCATCGGCTGCTGCTGCAGTGGGTCAGCCATTTAATGCAATCAGTTCTTCATTGGGAATTGGAAAATTTGGTCTTGATCCACGCCAGTTGGAATCACAAGGCTATCTAAAACCTGGAACACTATCGAGATTTGGATTAGGAGTTCCTGGAGTGAACTTGGGGAATTTTACACAGATTTTAGCAAGTCCCACAATCTGGACCGGCAAGAACAACATACCCAATCTAAATACCCTGTTGACCAATCCCAATGTACAAAATTTGATACAACAGGATCTCATGTCGTCTGGGCTGCAAGCTCTGCAAAAGAAAGGTATTTTAGGCAAAGGTGAAACAGCACAACAACTGGGTGCCATGTTGCAGACTGCTGTTAGATTTGGTCCAGAAGCAGCCGCACAATGGGCAATAGGCCAGGCCAGTGGTAAAGTGATAGGGAAAATTAATCAATTGGCAAAAAATGCACAACAAGCAATCGACAAAGCCACTGGTGGTATTTTTGGCGGTGGCGGCATATTCAGTATTGTGAACTTACAAGTAGCACTGGCCGGGGTAGTTAATACTGTGAACCGTGCACCTGTTGACTCTGCATTAAAAGGTGTTATTGGTGACCCTAAAGTACCCACACCTGACTACGGCAACCCCATTAGTATTGACATCAGAGCTGAACAACAAGAAGTAAGAACTGAAGCGTTCAACAAGGCCATTGCTGAGGGCAAATCTGAAAGGGAAGCAGCACGTATTGGCGCAGCAGTTGGCAACGAATATGGCACCAGAAGACTTGCGGAGTTAGGATCTAACGCAGGATTAACTTCTCCTACTACTGGCGTTGCCGGTACCACAGGAACCACTACACCAACAACTGGTAATGCACCTGTGCCTGCTGCTCGTGGCTTGGGAGAATTCCAACGAGACTTTGGTACACAGACTGCACAAGCAGCCGGGCAAGCAACATATCTGGGGGGCAATAACATTTCGGTAGCAAATCCGCCAGCTAATCCTCCGGTGAATTATAATGATCCGCAATTTCAGTCGACTGCTCAGATTGATGCCGAAATTGCAGCAGAAGCAAAACTTGCTGCCAAGAGAGAAGCATTTTTTGCTTCTAATCCCAACGCCAAATCAGGATAAGTATAGACATGGCCACATTTATCGGATTTAACACTGTTGATCAGTTCAAAAAATTTACACTCACAGACTTTGAACTTATCAAACGTGACTTAATTAATGCACTCAATATACGGCAAGGCGAATTGCCGGGTCGTCCTGGTTACGGAACCATAATATGGAGTTATGTTTTTGAGAATCAGTCTTCTACTATGCAAGAAAATATCAAAGCTGAAATACAGCGTGTAGTAGGCGGTGATCCCAGATTATCAGTCAGCAACATAGAAGTATTCCCCCAAGACAACGGTCTGCGTATAGAATTAACAGTGCAAACTGTAGGCAGCTATACCGCAGAAAGATTGGCTTTATTTTTCAATGAAGAATCTCGTCGAGCAAGCTTTATCTAAAACTACGTGGTTTTTAACTGTAATAAATACTCTATAGACGAGATAACATGGCTAAGACTGCACGACAAACCGCGATATTTGGAGTAGAAGATTGGAAGCGTCTGTACCAAACTTACAGAGAAGCTGACTTCCAAAGCTACGATTTTGAAACTCTACGCAAGAGTTTTGTAGACTATCTGCGTTTATACTATCCAGAAACCTTTAACGACTACATCGAATCCAGTGAATTTATTGCCTTGCTGGATGTCATGGCATTTATGGGACAAGCCCTGGCATTTCGAAATGATTTAAATGCCAGAGAAAACTTCTTAGACACAGCAGAACGACGCGACAGTGTGGTCCGACTGGCCAACTTAGTCAGCTATACTCCAAAACGTAATCAAGCAGCCCAGGGCTACATGAAGGTGTTTGCTGTACAAACCACAGAAAGCATTACAGATTTCAACGGTGTAAACTTATCCAATGTGCTGGTAAACTGGAATGACCCTACAAACCCCAACTGGTTAGAACAGTTTACTTACATAGTAAATGCCAGCTTAGTTGATAGCCAAAAATTTGGACGCCCCGGAAACAATGCTGTATTGCAAGGTATTAGAACTGACGAATACACTATCAATCTAATTCCAGGTTATCTTCCTGTTGTACCTTATTCGGCTGTGGTAGACAATATCAACATGCCATTTGAAATAGTCAGTGGTACCAGCAAGGGCAAAGATTATGTGTACGAGGTAGCACCTGCCCCCAGCGGTGCCTTTAATGTGCTGTATCGCAACGACCAGCTGGGATTTGGATCTGGCAACACTGGATTTTTCTTCTTGTTCAAACAAGGCACACTGCAAAATCAAGATTTCAACTTGGCTGAAGCAATTCCAAACCGGGCTGTCAACATCAACATTGACGGAGTCAACAACGAAGACTATTGGTTGTATGAACTCACAGATGTAGGCACTGTGGCCAGCGAGTGGCAATATGCCGAAAGCATTTATGCTGCTGCTGTTGAACAGTTGGCACCAGATCAAAGAAAGATTTATTCGATAACCAGCAGAGCAAACGATCAAATCACGCTGACATTTGGTGACGGTGTATTTGCCGAAACACCAGTGGGCTTTTTCCGCACTTATGTACGTGCCAGTAACGGATTACCTTACATTATTAATCCAGAAGAAATGCAATCAGTGCAGATACCTATCAGCTATATCAGCAGATTTGGTCGTTTGGAAACCATTACATTCATTTGTGGAATCACTAATCCTGTGTCAAATGCACAGCCGCGTGAAACTCTGGAAGAAATAAAACAACGTGCCCCAGCACGTTATTACACACAGAATAGAATGGTCAACGGCGAAGATTATAATCTTTTTCCGTTCACCCGTTATAATAGCATCATTAAGAGTAAAAGTGTAGTACGTGCCAGTGTTGGTACCAGTCGTTATATTGACCTCAATGATCCCACTGGAAAATATAGTTCTACTAATATTTTTGGATCAGATGGTTTCTTATACAAAGAAAATGTTCTACCAACATTTGACTTTGACTGGGTCAGCCGTAACGATATTGTAGATATTCTTGTAAATTCTGTCGAGCCACTGTTGGGATCTCGCGGCATGACACAATTTTATTATGCTAATTTTCCAAGACCAAACTTGTTGATTATAAACTTGGCTTGGAATCAGAGTACAACAGTAGTTAACGAAACTTCAGGATATTTTTACAATTACATCAGTGGCGGCACACAGTCCATTGGAACTTATGCCAGCAACAACGCCAAATACATTACTCAAGGGGCTTTGATAAAATTTATCCCGCCTGCTGGCTATTTCTTCGATGCAAACAATCGTTTAGTTGCAGGCACACCAGTACGTGCTGATGAAAAATTAGAAATTTGGGCGACTGTGGCTGCTGTTGTGTTGGACGGAACTAATTCTGGTCTTGGTAATCTGTCTGACGGCACTGGTCCTGTTGTATTGAATACATTTGTGCCTACAGGTGCATTAGCTCAACAAGTTATACCCAAGTTTGTGGACGATTTACCCACTGCATTAGAACAATCTATACTGCAACAAGTTGAGCTTGTGAGAAATTTTGGACTTGGATATAATAATCTTACCAGTACCTGGTATTTGATAACCAGCACAAACCTGGCACAAGACGCTGCCTTTAGTTTGGAGTATGCAGAAAACACACAAGGTCTTAATCTTGATGCCAGCTGGTTAATACAATTTCATGTCATCGGCTCCACTGGTGCATACACTGTGACTTCTCGAGCATTAGATTATGTTTTTGCCAGTGTGATACAAACAAGATTTTTCTTTGACGGAAACGAAAAAGTATACGACAGTCGTACTGGCCGGGTCATCAATGATTTTGTTAATGTGTTAAAAACCAATGCCAGACCCGATTCAAACACGCCATTGCCAGGAGATATTGTTGCAGATATTATTGCACAACCAGTGCAAAGCGACGGTTATGTCAACGACTTTCAAGTAGTTGTCAGTTATCGCGACAGTGACTCAGATGGGGTAGCAGATAATCCTGATTTCTTTGATGAAATTGTTGCACCCACGGTGAACCCCAACACAAAGTATGTGTTCTTGCAATTGACCACTGATTTTGATGATACTGAAAATTATCTCCCAGTTGAATCAGGTATAGTTAATCTTACCTACGCCACCGAAGATGCTATTGAATTGGTCAAAAGTGAATATGCCAATGGCCAAGTTTTTTATGCTTATCAGGAAGATGCTTTCTTTGAATTACAAGTGGCTTTGATAAATGGTGTAATTCAACGAACACTAATCCCACGTACTGATTTTATTAGTCGTGTAGGTCGACAAGATCTATATTTCCAATATAGACACAATAGCTCTATCACCAACTTGATTGATCCTGGTGTAACCAACATTATTGACACGTATGTGGTCAACCAAGAGTATTATACAGCATATCAAAATTATGTCAAAGACACAACTGGCACAGTGAGAGAACCGTCGCCGCCTACTATAGATCAACTCAACACTGCATACGCAGCACTTAATGATTATAAAATGATATCAGACAACCTGGTACTCAACAGTGTGATCTTTAAACCCTTGTTTGGAGCCAAGGCAGCACCAGAACTACGTGCCACAATCAAAGTTGTACAGGCTCAAAATACCACTGCCAGTGTAAGCGAAATTAAAAGTCAGGTAATTCAATACATCAATAATTATTTTACAATTGATAAATGGGATTTTGGAGATAACTTTTTCTTTTCAGAACTGTCAGCATACCTGCATCAAAACTTAGGATCAATCATAAGTTCAGTGGTATTAGTTCCGTTAAATCCTCTTAAATCATTCGGAGACCTGTACGAAATTAGATCTGCTGCTAATGAAATCTTTGTCAGTGCTGCCACTGTGGCAGACGTAGAAGTAATTACAGCATTGACACAAAGCAATATTCGTAGTCAAACGTCTGTGTCAGGATTATATCCAAATAGTATTAGTCAAGGCACCAGTGGACAGAGAACTGTGATCACAAACACTCAGTCCAGTTCCAGCAGTAGCGGCGGAGGTGGTGGATATTCACCCAGTAGTAATGGAGGAGGATACTGATGGCCACACGCCGCACGGTAGATTTGTTACCAGAAATATTTCGCACTGACACTAACAAGAAATTTTTAAGTGCAACACTGGATCAGCTGACCCAGGAACCAAATTTTAAACGTACCCAAGGTTATGCTGGCCGTAGAGTTGGCCCTGGAGTTAATCCAGCTGATTCTTATATAACAGAACCGTCTGCTGTACGATCTGATTATCAACTGGAACCTGGTGTAGTATTTTTAAAACCAGAAACTAATACCGCAATAGACGCCATCACTTATCCTGGCATCATTGATGCTTTGTCATTGCAAGGTGCTGAAATTGCACGTCAAGATGTACCATTCGCAAGCGAATACTATTCGTGGGATCCATTCTGCGACTTAGATAAGTTTACAAACTACAGTCAATATTATTGGTTGCCAGGTGGTCCAGATTCGGTTGATGTAGCAGGAACTGATATACCCTTAACAGACTCTTGGTCAATAACTCGTGTCGCTAATGCCTATGAGTTCAGCGATATAGCTGAAAATAATCCAATCCTTACATTAGTACGCGGTGGTAATTATGAATTCACAGTAAATCAACCTGGGTTCAATTTCTGGATACAGGCAGCACCAGGTGTTGCTGGAACAATGCCAGCAACACCAAATATCAGCAGCAGAGATGTGTTAGGCGTTGTTAACAACGGCGAAGATCAAGGCACTGTAACTTTTAACGTGCCATTAAAAAACGCACAAGATTTTTATTATACTTTAAGCAGTGTAGGCTCAGCGGATTTGATCACTGACCTAAAGTTCAATCAAATAAACAATGTATATGTAAGTGAATTTCTTTCGCAATACCCAGAAGGCATCGACGGTATCACCAACCTCAATGGCCGTACTGTTGTTTTCACTAATACCATTGCCAACGCTCAAGACGGCGGCTGGCAAATAACCACACAATTTGATCCTCTGCTAAGAAACGATGATAACAATGGATTATTAGGCAGTTTTGATACTACCACTTTTGATCAAACCACTGACATAGATACTCAAGCACAACGTTACAGTATCTGGCAAATACAATACATTAATGATCAAGCTGGCAATCCTTTTATGCGGTTAAGCAGCATAACACCGGTGCCAAATTTAAGTAAATTCAATATTAGATTTGGTACACAATATGCCAGCACACAATGGTACAAAAATGCCAGTGGTTATTTTGAACAGATACCTTTATTAACAGCAATATTAGATACTGTATGGTATCAGGACAGCGTGAACCCTTCAATATTTGGGCAAATTAAATTAGTAGACCCGGGCGAAGATGTAGTTGTTGACATCAACGATATAATAGGTGCAAAAAATTATACCAGTCCAAATGGAGTTGTATTCACCAATGGACTCAAAGTGCAATTTCGCGGTACCGTGAGACCTGCACAGTTTCAAAATTTAGAATATTATGTAGAGGGAGTGGGAACAGGGCCTGGTATTGACACAAGAGTAGGATTTGTCGACGGTGAGGCCTACTTTGGTGCCTTTCATGTGCACCAAGGTCAAAAGATGACAGGCAGCATGCATACCAGTAATTTCCATCAATACATCTATGATACCATTGAAGAAAGTTTATTAAACACCGGAGCAGGTGGCCCCACTGGTGCAGCCTTACCTATTACCAGCACAATTGGTGCCACAGTTGGCAATGGCATCAAACTATTACCTGTTAGTGATTTTGTAACACCCGAGACTTATACTCGCAGCACAACCATACCGTACGACAGCACCAGCTACGATTCGACACCGTTTGATAGCAGCTTGAACGCACCTGAGATTCAAGATTATCTAACCATTAATCGTGCCAGTCACGATAGAAATGCATGGACACGCAGTAATCGCTGGTTCCACATTGATGTAATTAGAGCCACTGCAACTTATAACAATCAAGTTCTTTTCCTGGACAACAGTTTACGTGCCAAGCGTCCCGTCATTGAATTCCGTGCCAACCTTGATCTTTACAACTTTGGTACACAAGGCAAAAACGCAGTTAACATAATTGACTTTGCAACCACCGATGCCTTGAGTAACATCAACGGACAGTTGGGTTACAGCACAGACGGATATACATTTATAAATGGCAGCAGAGTTATATTTGCAGCTGACTTAGATCCAGATGTACGCAACCGAATTTATGAAGTACAATTCATTGATCCCGATAACTCTGGAACGTTGATAATTGACCTTATTCCTGCTGCTGATTCGTTAGTGTTAACTAATCAGACTACGGTAGTGCTAAGTGGAATAACACAGCAAGGAAAAAGCTATTGGTATTCAGGCCAAAGCTGGATACTGTCTCAACAAAAAACACAAGTTAATCAACCACCGCTATTTGATGTGTTTGACAGTAATGGCATAAGTTTCTCCAATAGTGCTACCTACCCCAGCACAACATTTAGTGGCAGCAAGTTGTTTGGGTATGCATTGGGAACTACTCAAATTACTGATTCAGTCTTGGGATTCTCTCTGAGATTCCTAAATATCAATAACGTAGGCGATATAGTTTTTGAAAATTATCTTTACACAGACACATTTATCTATGTAAAAGACAGTGTCAGTTTTGAACAAGCTATCAGTACAGGATTTGTTCGCCAGTATATCGACCGTGTAACTTTTAGTAATCTCATTGGATGGCAACCAGCTGCTGCCGAAAGTCGCAGTAGACAATTGTTTAGTTTTGTTTACGATCAAGCACCTTTACAGTTAGATATACCAGTAGACACTGACACAGTGTTTCCTCCCTTGCAATTGTTTGTTGAAGGTCAGTTTGTTGATCCCACTACCTATGTGTACGAAATAGTAGACAATGCCACAATAATCACCATTCTTGAATCCGCAACAGATCCAGTACTGCCAGGCACAATTATTGAAGTGCAAGCTCTAAGTTCAGTGGCCAGTACCATTGGTTTTTATCAAGTTCCTTTGAATTTAGAAAATAACTCCTTGAACGAAAACAGCAATGTGTTTACACTGGGTACAATACGCACTCATTACGAAACTATAGGTCAGAATCTCAGAACAATACAAGGTCCAGTAGTAGGTGCCAATAATACCAGAGACTTGGGCAATATCATACGCTACGGCGACTTGATAGTTCAAAACTCAGCACCAATATCACTGACAGGTGTATTTTTAAGAGAAAAGCAGTTTGAATTGTTTTCTGCTATTGAGTTCAACAGTAGAGAATATGACAAATACAAGGCTCAACTGTTGGATCTCACTGCCAACGGTGATTTTGAAAACAACACACCTACTGAAATATTAGACGCAGTACTTCAAGAACTAAGTTTAGGACGTAGCAATATCAATCCATTTTATTGGTCTGATATGTTGCCGGCCGGAGAAACTTATACAGAGAATACCTACACATATTCAGTAATCAGCACACCTACGTTTGACACTTTACAAACATACAATTTTACTGCGTCAAATTATTTAGGATTGTTGGTATACCTAAATGGCAATCTGTTGACCATCAATTATGATTATACAGTAGCAGTTGACACACCCACTTTGACTATTACAGTGCCGTTAGCAGTGGGCGATGTTATAAAAATTAGAGAATATCCTACCACCTACGGTAGCTATGTACCAAACACTCCCACTAAGTTAGGCCTTTATCCTACATACAAGCCTGAGATATATGTAGATGACACTTATATAACTCCACGTACTGTGATACGAGGTCACGATGGTTCAATTACCCTGGCATTCAGCGATTATAGAGATCAGGTATTGTTGGAATTTGAAAAACGTATTTTTGATAATCTCAAAATAAAATCTGTTATCCCTTTATCAGCAGCTGAAGTTGTACCGGGACAGTTTAGAACTACCGAATATAATCTTAGTCAAATAAACAATATACTCAGCGAAGATTTCCTAACATGGGTAGGTTGGAACAAGTTGGACTACACAGAACAAAATTATTTGTCTGCTGATCCCTTTACATACAATTACAGTCAAAGTGCTGATAAACTCACACGACAACCTGTGCCTGCAGGTGCCTGGAGAGGACTTTACAATTACTTTTACGACACTTACACACCAGACACCACACCTTGGGAGATGTTAGGACTAAGTCAAAAACCCACCTGGTGGGAAGATGAATATGGTCCAGCACCTTACACTTCTGGTAACACAGTGTTGTGGGATGATTTAGCAGCAGGTATTATTAGAGATCCAGCGGGCACAAGAGTCGATCCACTTTATGTTCGCCCTGAATTATTACAGGTGTTACCGGTTGGCTCAGAAGGAGAATTGCTGAACCCGATAGAATCAGTGATAGGCAATTATGATGTCACCAGCTTCAGACGCAGCTGGACTTTTGGCGATGATGGCCCTGTAGAAAATGCCTGGAGAACCAGCAGTGCCTGGCCATTTGCAGTTATGCGATTATTGGCTCTTACAAAACCAGCAAAGTTCTTTAGTTTGTTCTCTGACAGAGATCGTTATGTATATGACGATACCCTTGAACAGTTCTTATGGGACGATCGTTATCGCCTTGATGCTACTAAACTGACTCCCTTGTACGGAAATGGTGTCAGCAAGGCCAGTTATCTTGATTGGATAATCGACTACAATAGACAACTGGGTATCAACAGCACTGATAATTTGACAGTGACACTCAACAACATCGATGTGAGACTGTGCTGGAGAGTGGCTGGCTTTACTGACAAGAATTATTTAAAGATATACACCGAAAGATCTACACCAGGCAGCACAAATGCTGGATTGATTTTGCCAGACGAAAGTTATCAACTGTTGCTGTACAAGAATCAGCCATTTGAACAAGTCACCTACAGTTCAGTTATTGTACAAAAAGTTGACACTGGATGGGCAGTTCTGGGTTACAGCACACAGCAGCCATTCTTTAATATCTTGGTATCGCGTGTAGCGGGCCAAAGTACAGTAATTTCAGTTGCCGGAAATGAAGTTCGGGTAGCGGTAGAACATACTGATAATGTGGTACAGATACCGTATGGATATGTGTTTACTAATTTGGCCAGTGTGTGTGACTTCCTGGCCAGTTACGGTGCTTTACTTGAACGTCAAGGTTTAATATTTGAAACAAGAGAAAACGGATATATCTTAGACTGGTATCAGATGTGTCAAGAATTCCTGTACTGGAGCCAGCAAGGATGGGGCGTAGGATCAATAATAAATCTTAACCCAGCTGCTGTACGTATATCTGTTACCCGGCCACAGGCTGTGGTGGATAGTATTCTCACATATTCCCCCAACGACATAATACTAAATCAAAATCGTCAGCCATTGCCGTTGTCAGATTTGGTTATTGATCGCATTGACAACTTGTTCCGTGTCACAAGTCTGAGCAACAATACAATAAATTATTTAAATCTGAGATTTACTGCGTACGAACACATGGTGGTCTTGGATAACCGTAGTATTTTTGCAGATCTTATCTATGATAGAATAACAGGTTCGCGACAGAGTAGAGTGTTAATCTCGGGATGGATAACTAACGACTGGACCGGCTTAGTTAACGCACCTGGCTTTGTGTTGAACCAAGACAATATCATTGAATGGTCACCAACTCGCAAATATTCCAAAGGCGACATTGTGTTGTTTAAAAACGAGTATTGGTCAGCCAGCACAATTATTCAACCAAGTCAAAACTTCAATTATAATCTTTGGATCAAGAGTGATTATAATCAGATACAAAAAGGTCTATTGCCTAATGCTGCCAATGCCAGCGACCAATTATCGCAAGCCTACAGCGTATATGATGCCAATCTTGAACAAGAATTTGATTTATTCAGTTATGGACTAATTGGATTCCGACCACGACAGTACATGGAGGCATTGAATCTTGATGATGTAAGTCAAGTCAATCTTTACCAACAATTCCTTGGAACCAAAGGAACAATACGCAGTGCAGAACTGTTTAGTCTGGCCAACTTAGGCAAAGAAACTGCCACATACGACATCAATGAATATTGGGCAGTGCTGCGTAGCACCTATGGTGCTACTGCTAACCAAAGTTTTATTGACCTTAGATTAAACGAGGCCTTACTGCACAGTAATCCTTGCTTGGTACAAGTAGTGCAACCACAACAAGAATCAGCTGCTGACCAGGCCATCTTGCTTGAGAATGTTTGGAAATCCAGTGTTAAACTCACATCTACTGACATATTCCCTACAACTCTTGCATTACCGACAGACATCAGTTTGCCTACCGCTGGATATGTAAATTTCAATGATGTAGATTTGAATGTTTTTGACTTTGATACACTACAGCTGGTTCCAGAAATAATCAATGACATCGGGGTAGGCACTACTGTATGGGTAGCCAAAGTCAACAGTTACGACTGGAATGTATACCGTTGCAGTTTAGTACCAGGTGATATTATATCAGTTACCGACAATCTGAATGCCCAGGCCCTGGTCACATTCACAAAACCGCACAATTTAGTTGCAGGTGATACGTTAATAATCAGATTCTTTGATGCTGCTATCAATGGTCTGTATGTTGTGCGTTTTGTCACAGGAATAACCACACTGTTGATTGATTTGGTATTTGTTGGAGAACAAACTACATATACTGGAACCGGAGTTGGCTTTACTTTACAATCATCGCGTGTTGCACAACCGTCTGACATAGCAAGTTTATCGTATGCACGTCAATTAGGCTCAGGAGTTAAAGTCTGGGTTGACAACAACGGCAACGACCAATGGACTGTATTAGAAAAAACTGATCCTTTTGCTGATCCTGTCACAGTAGTTCCTTTTGCTACTGTAGAAAATTCAAGATTTGGTGCCAGTATAGGGCAAGGGTTCCGTAACCTTAGTGCCTTGATTGGAGCACCTGGGTATAACGTAGCTGGCCTTACTGATGCCCCAGGTGCAGTGTACACCTATGTCAAGAATGATCAAGACCAATATGAAGAAAATGGCATATTAGAACTTGGAACCACTGACACTGCAGGCTACGGAAATGCAGCTGATATTGGCGATCAAAGTTGGGCTATTGTAGGTGCCAGTGCCAGTGCCTCTTATCGCGGATATGCTGCAATAATATACAATACCCCAGCATCTAACGTATTTGAACAATGGCAACTGTTATTGATAGACCCTGCAGAAGCAGCCACTACGGCAGATGAATTTGGCCACTCAGTAACTGTAAGTTTAGACGAACATTGGATTTACGTGGGTGCACCCGGCGGCAACAGAGTATATGCGTATGGTCGAGTAGACTATCAAGATCAATCCGTAGAATATATTACCGACGGCAGCCAGAATCTTTTCAATTACAGCAATGATATTGTAGTGGATTCTGGGGATCAACTGTCAGTGGCATTAGACAACGTAGTTTTAACCTACAACGTAGATTATACCACAAATGGCATCTATGTAATTTTCTTTACACCGCCGTCTGCTGGGCTGGCGTTGGTTATTGCTCGCAGAAGTGCTGCACTTTTCTTAGGCGACGGGCTAACAGACACTTTTAGTTTGGCTAACATTTACTCAGCAAGTCTATACACTCCTGGTAACATTGGTGGTGCGATCAGTGTGTACGTAAATAATATACTACAAAGACCAGTTGCAGATTATGATTATGATCCAGACAGTTCGCAAAATTTAATATTTGTAACACCACCTGGTTCTAATACAGTAATTTCTGTACGTGCCTCAACGTATTTTGCATTAGTGGATACTATCGAAGTAACTGGACTAAATGCCACTGATAAATTTGGACACAGTATAACTACTACCAGCAACGGCCGTCAAGTCATTGTTGGATGTCCAGATGCCACTTATACAGATCCAGTAACTGGCGACGTGCTGACACAAGCAGGTGCAGCATACGTATTTGATCGCTCAGTACAGAATTTCCAAGTAACAGATGCCACAGTATTATCATACACCACTGAATTGCCGTTGATAGAACCCACACAGGTTCTATTGAATGGTGTATTCTTGTTGAACAAGGCCAACAACATTGGCGGCACTTATTCTGTATCCGGTTCTACAATTACATTAGATACAGAAATAAATGTAGGTGATGTAATTACTGTAGAAACAAATCAATTCAGTCTGTTACAAACTATTAATTCTGCAACGCCTCAGGCCAATGCTGAATTTGGATTTGTTGTAGATCAGTGCATCAATGATTGTAGCTTGTATATTGGTGCACCTTTTGCTAATTCTCAGGTAATACAATCAGGCCAGGCAGAATTCAGTCAAAACCAGGCCCGTGTATATGGTACTATCACAAGTGAAATTGCCAATCCCACTATCACTGCTGGCAATTTTATACGTGTAAACAATTATTTTGTCGAAGCAACTGGTACTACCGTAGCCGAGCTGGCAGACGACATTAATACTGCTGCTGTTCCAAATGCAATTGCTTCAGTTACTGCCAATTTAGAACTTGTAGGCGATGCAACAACACGTATTTTTGATGTAGGCACAATTTATAGTTCTACTCTTTTGTATACCACTGTTGTATTTGTCGACGACGTGCTTCAAACAGCTGGTGTCAACTACACTTACAACAATACCACACAGCAGATTACATTTACAACTGCTCCAGTGTTTAATGCTGTTATCACAGTGGTATCTGGCAGATTGGTTATTGCAGCAAAAAATATAGCAGCTTCTCAGCCGCTGAACCGTGTGC